ATCCTCCAGCTCATCAATCTCTAATCCCAGGCTCAACTGCTCAAAATAATCAGGGTGCAATTTCTTTAAATCAATCATTCATCAACCTCACATACCGCTTATTCAGGTAGTAAGCCGCAATCCAGCGCTCCGGATTATCTGAAATCTTGATCCAGGCATCCGTCCCCTGAATATCCAGCACATCCACCTCAACACCGCCATAATAATCACCAACATCCGCAAACCGCGTCCCCGGACCCGTCCGGATATTCACCATCTGCGCCACCACCTCAGCTCTGGGATGAATCGCCCCCGGTCCCCCGTCTCCCGTCCCCAGTCCACTTTCAACTGTCAACTGAAAATTTGAAATCACATCCCACACATCCGGCATATATCTCAAACAATTCCCCATCTCCCAGAAGTTGAACCCGCACAACCCCAGCGCAACAGCCTTCTCCATAAATTCCTGCACCTGTCCTGCAGTCGGCTGCCATCCATTCTCATGGTAAGCTGCCCCGGTCGGGAAGATCGGGCGCTGTGTCTTAATCAAAGTTCGGAACTCATTCAAACATCGTTCCAGCTGCGCGCCTGCGTTCGTCGCCATCATCCAGTACACCTGTGGCGCATTGAAATCGCAATACTCCAGGAACGCGTCAAAAGGAAATTCCATATGAAAAGAAGGAAACCGGAACGAGCTCAAACCAATCGGCAAATTCGGGAACGCGCCCCGTAACAAACTCATATACCGCCTGGCAGCATTCGCACCGGCAGCCTTATACTCCACCTCGGCATCCACCACAAACCCATCCAGCTCCAGCTCGTGGATCCGGTTGATCGCAGCCTTCGCCTCAAGCTCCGGATAACGGCCATACACATACTGCCACCCCCAGGCAGAGATCCCGCGCGCCTTCAGGGACAACACCAACTCACGCGCGAAATCCCGGCCGTTGTAAATGTTATATGCACCCGATCCATCACATACCTTGATCCAGGCATGTGTAAACCCCTCTTTTTTCAGTACATCCGCAATCAAATCGGTATCCAGTTCCGTAGGGGCTGGGCTTGTCCCTGCCCCGTTCAACACCTCCAATAAATACCGCACCTTCCAGATATACATCCCTTTGCCGCTCAGCATCCTAACCCCCTGCCATAAACTTTACTATTAATGAGGTTGCGATTACCGTAAACACGCCCAGAATCCACTTCAGGATCTCATTCGTGTAAGCCAATCGCTGTGTCGTCTTTTTCAATTCACCGATCGCCGCTTCATGCTGGCCGATCTTCGTAACAATACTATCGATCCGGGAGTTAATCAAAGGCTCGTATTTCGCCTCCGAGTTCTCCACTCTGCGCACGCGTTCTTCAATCTTCCCCACCAACTCTTCTATTCGGTCAAATCCCTTATCCAATTTATCTCCGAGTGCGTTGATCTGTCTTTGCAAACCTTCTATCTCTGATCCTGTCATGGTCACATCACCGGTCATTTATCCACGCCTGTTCTCGCCAGCTTTCCCCTCTCAATCAAAGGTTTCAACCACGAGTCATGTAAGTAACTGGCACCCATACCAATCATCACGCTGGTCAAAATCTTCCCGAAGATCGTCACGGTAAACGGATTTTCCACCTGAGTAATCACCGAGAACAACTCCGAGATCAAATAAATCAAATCCAGATTATATAAAAACGCTGCCAGGTTCCCCAACCCAACCGCAAAGATAGAGATAATCCCCTCGCGCAGTTTCGGCTTCTCAAGGACCACAGCCAACCCCGGGAAGATGGCCACCAATATCCCCTCAATCTTCCCAAATAAAAACTCAGTGCAGGCCTGAATCACCATCGCCAGCACAAACACCACACCAAAAATAACACCCAGGGTACCCCCAATCACCACCAAAACCTGCAAAATCATCTCCAAACTCATCTCTCACCTCTTTCTTCGCGTCTTTTCTTTCTTTTTATCTTCGTGCCTTCGCGGTTCGTTTTTTTCTTTTACTGTCAGCTAGAATCACAAGCGCCCAAAGGACCGTAATCCTCTGGGCGCTCATCTCCAGACTTGCCAGAACTACATCTGGCTTGCCATCGTCGGTGATGGGAGTGGAAGGCACTCGTCTCCCACCACCTTTTCAATTAGTTCTTACTTCCAAAATTCAGTCATTTAAATTCAACAACTGAATATTACCTTTTTATTATATCAAACTTCATAATCGATAACAATAGCCAATAAAAACGAAAATTAAACACTTTCCACCCCAACCCACCAAAATTAACCAACAAAAAAGATCAGAGCCAAAACCCCAATCTTTTTAAATCTTACACAGCCAAAAAACTTAATCAGCCTGAATTATCGTAGTAAAAAAGTCGTCATTTTTTTATTCTTTTTTTATTCTTTTTCTTTTTCTTTCCAACTTCCTTAAGTCTATATCTTTTATCTCCATATTTTACAATTTCCCCATCTAAATTTTGGAAACGTGCCAAATCAAAATCAAGAACACTCATACCATTTATAGGAATTTCTCCAGGCTTAATCAGCGGTTCATCAGACCATTCATTTTTATAAAACACAAATCCATCTTCTCGTTCAATTTTCGTAGTCTTAATCCTGCGATTCGGAACCCTCAACCAACCGCGATCATCCAATCCATCTTCATCCATTTCATCCATTACAACCTCCAAAACTACATATGAAACAATTATATTCGTTAATATCATGACCTTTGGGTATTCGTGAATTCGTGTTTTATTCGTGGATGGCCTTTCAAAGGTCAAACTGCTGAAAAATTTTCACCTTTCCACACTTTTTACATTTAATTTTTTCATACCGGTAAACCTTCCCATTATCATGGTCATACGAATAACCAGTTTTATGTAACTCATACTCATGAACACATCCCTCACGGCTTTCAGCTTCAGGTTGTATTTCACCATTCAGCCAACAGGCTCCACATACCGGCTCCCGTGGATCTCCAAATTCCTCCAGCTCACTCCCAATCTCAGCTCCACAAACACTACAACTTTTCATCTCGCCTTCTCCTCTTCGAAATAACAACCTTCCTCTCAAACACCACCCGCGGATCCACAACCGCATCATCTGCAATTTCCTGCGTGTAAAGTATAGGCCATGTAGAACATACTTTTAATTGATCCCCCGTCCCCGGTCTCCCGTCTCCTGTCTTTTCCTCGCTTTCAGCTTTGAGCTTTGAGCCGTTAGCTAACTCATCCCCCCTCCTGGCAGCATGACACAACGCATAAATCAACAACCCAAAATTGGATCCCACAAACAACCCAACCACCAAAAACCCAACATCTCTCCAATTCATCTCTTCCTCCTATTTATATAAGGCGGTAATGCTGGTGGTGGAATCGGAATACCTCTCTTCGTCCTCTTTGGACCTTTATCCCAGGCTTCCCACTTTCGTCTAAAATCACCAGTTTCAATATATGACATATACTGTCTCTTAAGCGAATCATGATTTTGCTTTTCAATTCGCCAAAGCGCCAAAAACACCAACGCGGCTATAAAACTAACCACAAACAAAACCATAAACACAATCAGTAAATTATCCATTTTTTTCTTTTCCTTTCGCCTTTAGCCTTTCAACTTCTTTTCCTAACCCCTAACACCTAACCCCTAACACCTAACCCCTAACACCTAACACCTAACCCCTAACACCTAACCCCTTATCATGCCCTTAGGGCAAATCCCTACCACCCATCACATACGGCTTTCTACCAAGCCCCGCATCCTTTCGTCTTTTCCTCACAGCTCTCTCAACCCTTCCCTCCTCCCCCATAACAAATTCAGCCAGCCTCATCACCTCCAACTCCCCATACCGTCCAACCACAACACAAGGTTCCCCACCCGGCACCTGCAAAATCAACCCAGGAGGAAACGTACCCTCATTCACCCCACACTTCACCTCCTCCCAATTCAAAACCGTCCCAACCGGGAAATCCTCCAGATCCTCATACAACACCGATCCCCTCGGCGCATACCCCACTACATAACACCTCATCGTCATCCTCGACTCCGCAACACCATCTCCACCAACCGATCCATTGCCTCCTGCCCTGGCACCCACGTCCGCACACAACCACAAACCGAACAAGTCACCTCCGCAGCATACCCCTCCACAATCGCCATCACATCCGGAGATAAAATA